GGTATCTTTATCTAAGTGAAACCCCTTTTTCCCACTTATTTACAGCCGGGGTGGATACTCCCAAAAGCTCGGCGATTTGTTCTTGTGTTAATGACAATTCCTTCCGTTTTTCTCGGATAATTTGATTGATTTTCATAAGCAAACCTCCTTTGTGTTTATGCCTTTATGATAGCAGAGTAGGCTTTAAGGAACAATAGAGCTATTGTTAAATTGATGATTTACAAAATTAACCAAAAGTTAAAAACGGAATAGTCAGCTGCTGTCTATCAAATTCTTAGTTGCTACTTTACCACACATGAGCATTATCCCCCGGCTTCATGCCCGGCTTATCCTTGATTGGTTCGGAAGTAGCCTTTGTCAGTTCCGCATCAATAGCAGCCTGTCTCTGCAATCTCTCTATTTCCTTACCAAGTGCCACCACATCCGCTTCCATTCTTTCGTAAGTCGCATTGTCCTCTGCAGAAATCAGACCATCACTGCCCCTTCTGGAATCCAAAAATGCCTTGGCAGTTTCCCATGCTTTCTTTCTCTTTTCCATTAATTCCAATACTGTACTCATATTCATTGCCCTCCTTATGGCTTTAACAGACTGAGCCTCTTTTCAAGCTCGCTAATGTTTACCTTTTTCTCCGGCTTTCCCGGAATCAGCTTATTAAAAAAGGAATTTGTAACAGCCGACCTTGAAAACAGGATGGCTTCCAATTCCTCTTCCTTCTCTTCTTTCTTTTCTTCCGGATTTTCCTCTTTTTCCTTATCAAAGAGAATTTCATCCGCAAACCCTAGTTCTACAGCTTTCTTTGCATTGAACCAGGACTCTGCATCCATCAGATGTGAGATTTTCGTGCGGTTCAATCCGGTTTTGATTTCATAGGCATTCATAATGGATTCTTTGACTTCGTCAAGCATCTCGATTGCCTTTTTCATCTCTGCTGTATCTCCAATGGCTATCGTAGCCGGGTTGTGGATCATCATCATTGCCACCGGACTCATCAGCACCTTCGTTCCTGCCATTGCAATCACGGAAGCTGCCGAAGCGGCAAGACCGTCAATCTTCACAGTCACGTTGCCTTTATAATCCATCAGCATGTTGTAGATTTGGGCAGCTGCAAACACATCACCGCCCGGACTGTTTATCCATACGGTAATGTCCCCTTCGCCGGATAACAGTTCGTCTTTAAATAACTTAGGGGTAACCTCATCCCCGTACCATGTTTCATCTGAGATTTCTCCATTTAAAAAGAGGGTTCTTTCCCCCTCATTTCTGACCCAGTTCCAAAACTTTCGTTTCATCGTAGACCTCCTCTGTTTCTATTGTCTGGTGGTTGCTGCGGTTCGGTTTCCTCTGACGTGCTTTCCGTTCTCTCTTTGGCAAATGCTCCTGCATCCTTCAGCTTCGTCATCGCACCGTTCACAAGGTACAGATTGCCACCTTCCTCTTCCGGTAATGGATTCATATCTTCCATTTCACGGATATCGTTGGTTGACAGCCAACCATTCTGTCTGCCGATGGCGTAACCATTCATTCTGCTCTGATAATCCCCACGGAGCAGACCGTCCACATTCAACTTTATAAAAAACTCTTTTTTCTCTTCCGGCAGAAAAAGGGATTTTTTAAGTGCCTGTTCCCATCGGATTACCCACGGGTCAAGTGTGTATTTCACAAACTCCAAAGACTGCTGCTCAATATTAGAAAAACTGCTCTTTTCCAAATCACCGACCATATGTGGCGGTATCCGAAACAGCCTTGCAATTTCGTTAATCTGAAACTTTCTTGTTTCCAGGAACTGCGCCTCCTCCGGTGGGATACCTATCTGCTGATATTTCATCCCTTCCTCAAGTACGGCAATCTTGTGGGCATTGGTCGTTCCACGATACACTGCATTCCAAGAATCCCTTACCTTTGCCGGGTCTTTCAACACACCCGGATGCTCCAACACACCACCGGGATTTGCACCATTAGCAAAAAAACTGGCACCATATTCCTCACAGGCCATCGTCATACCGACAGCATTCCTTGCCATTGCAATAGGTGAGTAACCGATAAGACCATCAAATCCAAGTCCGGGAATATGAAGCACATCCTCCTGCCTTAAGATGATATCTCCCATCTTTTTCATGTTGGGATTCTCATCTGTATAACGGGAATACACATAATACAGCACTCCATTACTGTCCCTCTCCACACTCATCTTGTTTGGAAGTAGCGGATACAGAGAAAGCACCTCGCCTTTCCCATTTCGTATGATCTGTGCATATGCATTTCCCCAAATTAAAAGATGACTCATCAGCGTTTCTCTGAACACAAATGAAGTCATCTCCGGGTTTGGCTCATCATGGAGCAGCGTATAAAGCGGGTGGTCACAAACAATTTCCTTCCCACCGTCTTTGTATCGATATACATGAATTGGAAGCGATGCGATTGCTTCTGACAAAATCCTCACACATGCATAAACTGCAGTAGTCTGCATGGCTGTCATTTCATTGACGCTCTTTCCGCTGGTGCTTCGTCCGAAATTGAATGTATACTCACCATTGCTGTAATTCCGTACAGGCTTATCCCTCGCCTGACCGAAACCAAACAAACTTTTTATTCCCATCTGCTATCCCTCCAATGCCTGATTGATTGCTTCCCTTATGAGAAAGAAGCCTAATATGCTGACCAAAATCATGTCATCCTCCTAAAACACCAGAATTCCTCTGGCATCGTACACACTGCCATCACTTCCCTGATTACGGATTGCACGGTCAAGTGCCATGACGGTTGCGACTGCAGCATCAATTTTCTCTGTGGATTTTTCTTTATCCATTTTGATATTTCCGGCAGGGTCTTGTCTGACATACACGTTATCCATCATCCAACGGAGAACCTTATGCCCACCGTGGGCAATTCGCTCCTCAAGTGTCAGCTTCATAAGTTCCTTCGTTGGCGGACTCATATCCTTATACCCCTGCCCGAAAGGAACAACAGTAAATCCCATACCTTCCAAATCCTGCACCATCTGCGTTGCACCCCAACGGTCAAATGCAATTTCTTTTATGTGGTACTTCGTACCAAGTTCCTCTATAAATTTCTCTATAAAACCATAATGAATGACATTTCCTTCCGTGGTTTCCAGACTCCCTTCTGCCGCCCACACATCATAAGGAACATGATCCCTTCTGACACGGAGTCTCATGTTATCTTCCGGTATCCAGCAGTATGGTAAAATGATGTATTTTTCTTCATCATTTCTTGGTGGAAACACAAGTACAAATGCCGTGATATCCGATGTACTCGAAAGGTCTAAACCGCCATAGCAGGTTCTTCCGATAAGTTCCTCCTCATTTACGGGGAATGCACACGCATCCCATTTATCCATCTGCATCCAACGGGTAGACTGTTTTACCCATTGGTTTAATCGAAGTTGCCGGAAGATATTCTCTTCTGCAGCATTTTCCCTTGCACTGATGTAAGCATTTCGAACCTTTTCAATATCGATGGTTTCTCCAAGGGAAGGATTGGCTTTATACCATGTGGCTTCGCTCGTCCAGTCATCCTCATCGGATGCACCATAAATCACGGGATAGAATGTCGGGTCAATTTTTCTGCCCTCTATAATGTCAACAGCTTTTTGGTGCTGTTCAAAGCAAATCGAATTTCTGTCTGTTCCGGCTGTAGTAATCAGAAAATATAACGGCTGTGTTCTGGCATCACCGGAGCCTTTTGTCATAACGTCAAAAAGTTCTCTGTTCGGCTGTGCATGAAGTTCATCAAAAATAACAGCGTGTACGTTCAGACCATGCTTGGTATATGCTTCAGCTGATAACACCTGATAGAAGCTGTTGGTCGGTTTATACACAAGCCTCTTAACCGACATCACTGGTTTAATTCTCTTTTTCAGAGCAGGACACTGATCCACCATATCCACAGCCACATCAAATACAATAGATGCCTGTTGGCGGTCGGAAGCACAGCCATACACTTCTGCTCCCCATTCCCCGTCACCGCAGGTCATATATAATGCAATGGCAGCCGCCAGTTCCGACTTCCCATTTTTCTTCGGAATCTCACAGTAGCAGGTATTGTACTGCCTGTAGCCATTTTCCTTAACCGTACCGAATAATGTGCGGATAATCTCATCCTGCCAGGAGAGAAGTTCAAACGGAACTCCCCTCCATTTTCCTTTGGTGTGCTTCAGACAATTGATAAAGTTGACCGCATGATCCGCTTTTGTCACATCATACATTAACTGCCACCTCCCTTAATCAAGAGAAGTTCCATCTCATCACTTTCTTTATCCTCAGCTGTATCTGCAACAATTCTGCTTCTCGCAGAAGGAGTAAGCCCAAACTGCTCACAAAATTTATTCATAATCTTAAGATAGGTCTGTGCAATGGATACCTGTGGCACCTGCTGCCAATAGCCACTCGGAGTCTTCACAATCGTTCCATGCTGCGTGATAAATTCCTCTGCTTCTTTCCACCTCGCATATGCCTGACAGTATCCGGCAAAGGCAGCCATATCAATCTCCGTGAGAATCCCCAACTGCTCCAGCTGCTTGCTCATCCTCTTCCATTCTTTTTTCGCTTCATCCTCAAGCCATGACGGACAGCGTGGTGCTTTCTTTTCAGGCTTCGGTTCGGCCGTATTAAGGCTTCTCTTGCCCGGATTGCCCTCCAACACCTTTACTGCCGTAGGCTTTGGCTTACGTCCTCTCTGTGCCACTGTCCTCACCTCCGTTTCATAGCATCAAAAAAGAGCCTCCGAAGAAGCTCTCATCCATATAATTCAATTATTTCTTAACCGCCACAAATCCAAATTGGTCGAATAATGCATGCGGATCAATCTGATATATATTTCAAATCCATCCATTTCTCCGATGTACACCTCGCCACCCAATAAGCCCTTGACTTTGAGTGCGTGGCATCTTGTGTGGTTGTAGGAAAAAATAATCTCACTCATTATTCTTCCCTCCTAATCCCTGCTGATGCACCATGCAATGGCGTGTCCGCCATCTTCAAAATGCTTCTCTGCCTTTTCAATAAGGCTAAGTCTGCATTCGATATATCCAAGTCCAGTTTCCTCTGGAGTCTCAACAAACTCGTAAACTTCTGCGGTAAATCCGTAGTAGGTTTCGCAGGTTACAAGAACCTTTTCCCCATATTTCAAAACCGCTCCGCTTGGTCCAACCTTCATCTGTAACTTTTCCATCGTTGTAAATTCTGTCATGGCTAATGCCCTCCTTGTTTTCTTTTGGTAGGTACATATTCGCTCTAAAAGTCAGATATATCCAGTCTTATCTGCCTGTAAATGTACCAAACAATAAGATCGGATATTGTGTATATTAGCACTCGCCTGTCAGTATAAATTTTGCATAATCTCCCTTGTGTTCCTCAATAAAAACCACAAGTTCATAAAACTTCATCTCATCGGCAATTACCTGAACCATATTCGTGTCAAACATATTGGTTCGCCCCGTAGCCCTGACAGCAAGTATCTGCTCCTTTATTTTTTCTGTCATCAGTCCACCTCATCCCTGCACTCAGTCATTCCCAGACAAAGCTGTGTATATATGGTGGCATATCTCTCCTGCTCGTTTCCTTCCGAACCTGCCATCGCTTTCAGGAAGAAGGCTTGTGCCTCCTCCCTTGACTGCCATGTATCCTTTTTCCCGTAGCAAATGGTTGTTATCTGCTCCATATCTGCCTCCTAGATTTTTCTGCATCGGTCTTCCCCATAAACTACATGAAGACTGCTGCCGTTATCCCATTTAACCATTATGGAACCTGTGTCATCCACACCCCTTACTGTTCCTTCCGTTCCAATTGGCGGTGCTTGCATATCATCCATCCGCTCAAGAACCACACGGCATCCTTTAGGATACTCATTCCGTACCTTCTCCACTTCTTCTCTGCTTGGAAATCTCATGCTACTCATAATAATATCCGACCTCCTTCAATAGATGCTGTTCGACTCTTTTTCCAACGCTGTCGTAAAGAGCCTGTTCAAGAACCGTCTGTTTAAATCCAAATCGGCAGTACCCCTCAAGGCAAATATCATAATAATGCTTTGTCGGGCATCCGAGCGGTCTGTCCTCATGCATGATGTAGATAATGGCTTCTGTTACATCATCTGTTTTCTCGCCAATAAAGGATTGCACTTCCACTTCCATCGTTTTCTTGTAATAAAACGATGGATAACCTTCGTAACGGTCAAGATAATGTTCATCCCTTTCACTAATCCGCCAAACCAGAACCGGAACCATACTTCCCTTCTTTGGCTCAACCGTCAGATAACTTCCTGACTGGCTTCCTTTGAAAAGAAGCTGATAATCCTTAAGTTCTGCGGTCCCCACATATACTGCATCGGGACATCTCTGTGCCATTTGTGCCATTGACAGGTTGCTGCCATAGGCTAAATAATATTTATTCATATTCATCCATCCTTTCTGAAGGGTTCTTCCCTTCTACCACCTTAAGACCGCCGAAGCGGTCGGTGGGCCTCAAAGCTGAATCCTTCAAGCTGCTCTGCCGTGTCTGAAGGCTGTATCCCCTTCAAGGTTTTTGGTAAGGATGTCTCTTGCTGTTGCAAATTCATCTCCGATGAAGCCGAGTCTCAAAAGCCATGTTCTCATTGCGTATTTTGGATTTTCAACCTGTGGCTGTTTCGGGCTGGCACTCGCTACCGTTTTCGCCATCTGGCTGAGTGCGAGGCAAAGCTGTATGTAACTCTTAAGTTCTCCTGCGTGTAAACCGCCCTTTCTTCCGTTGCCAGCGTTGGCAAATTGGAAACATCTGAACTCGATGGTTTTATGTGTGAAGCAAGCGTGGTAATTCAGCATTCTGTATCTTGAATCGTTGTAATGCTGATTTCTGCTGCCCCATACTCCTTCGTACCAAATGTCTGCAAGCTGTTCCATTGTCTTTGGCTTTCTTCTGTTCAGCCTTTCAAGGAAGGAAGGGTCAACCGTTCTGCAGTATCTGTTGATTCGGTTTCGGTCAAGTCTCATTGCGGAAATCAAAAGGCTTTCGTGGCTTGCCATGATGTTCGCAAGGTTTCTGAGGCTCTTTGGAGTGTGGCCATTCAATCCGATGTGAATGTGTACTCCGCACATGTGGGCAGGGTCGCTTTTTGCTCCCTTATGTCTTAGCTGTCTTAAAATCTCCTGCAAATCTGGAATGTCCTCGTAGGTAAGAATCGGTGTTCCAAGTTCTGCCTTCTCGTCATCGGAAGCTGCCTGAATGCTTGAATCTCTTGTGATTTTCCATTCTCTTCCCTTATTGTCCTTGCATGCCCATGCGCTGTAGCTTCCTCCAATGTACTTTACCGTTCCTTCGGTATGAAAATACTCTGCAATCGTTCTCGCTGCCTTTTCCCTTGTGATGTTGTACATCTCAACCTCAACCCCAATGGTCTGCTTTTTCATTTCCTCAATCT